AATGTACCTGTACAAGCTATTGACCCAGTGTATGATAATTATCAAAATATGCATGTAAAAGCATATTTGCTTCGCAAGATGAAACACCATAAAGAAGCAGATGCTCAATACGATACTATGCAAGATAAAGATTTTATTCCAATGGAAAAAAATCAGGTTACGTATATTAACTCTGGTACATGGAATGAAAATAAAACCTTCAGAATACCGTTTATTGAAAATGCCCGTAGAGCTTATAGACAGTTATCACTAATTGAAGATTCTATTATCATATATAGATTAGTTAGAGCACCAGAGCGGTTAGTGTTTAATGTAGATGTTGGTAATATGAGCCCTCCAAAAGCAGAAAGTTATATTCGTAAACTAATGCAAAACTATTGGAGTAAAAAGGCCTTTAGTTTAGATGATGATAAGAGAGTAAACTCTTTTAACCCTCAATCTATATTAGATGCTTATTGGTTTCCAAAGAGAGAAGGCAGTACAGGTACAGAAGTTAATACTTTACCGGGCGGACAAAATTTAGGAGAGCTACAAGACTTAGTATACTTCGTTAAGAAGTTATATAAAGCTCTTAAAGTACCTACCAACAGAGTAGATGTCGAAAATTCTCAATATAGTGCTGACGCTAACGTATTGAGAGAGGAGTTAAAGTTCGCTAACTTTATTGTTAGATTACAACATCAGTTTGCTAAAGGGTTAAAAGATTCTTTCGTCACACACTTAAAGCTCAAAAATTTATGGAAGCAGTATGAATTAAAAGAAAACTCTTTTGATTTACAATTCACACCACCTCGTAACTATTTTGAATTGCGTAAGCAACAGATACTTGATCTTAAAGTTAACAACTTTAACACTCTTACATCTAATGAATCTATATCTAAAGGTTACAGTCAGAAGGAGTATCTTGGATGGACTGATGAACAGATTAAAGCTAATAGAGAGTGGTTACGTAAAGACGCTGCATTACAGCATGAACTAGAAGGTATACGCAGTGGAGGAGCTGATTGGGCATCCGGTGGTGGTGCTGCTCCTGCTGGTGGAGGAGCCCCGGTTGGTCCAGGTGGAGAAGAGATGCCGCCGGATATGGGGCCTGATGCGGCCCCAGATGCAGGAGGAGATGAAGCCCCAGCTCCTGAACCAGTACCTACACCTGGCGGTGAAACTTCAGCGTTGCCGACATAAATAATTATGTGGCAACAGATACCTGGTCAGATTCATATTTAAGTGCTGGTGGTTTAGTATATTCTACATACTTAGCTAACCAAGTAACTACCTACCAGCGGCTCGCGGATAGAATATCGTACGCTCTTGGTTGGCCTATTGTTAATTTAGAGTTACACGGTAATCAGATATATACAAATATTGCACAATCCGTCGAATTCTTTAGTAAGTACGCAGGTTATACAGAAGAGCATTTAGTTTTCGATAGTGATAAGTATACTAGAGGTAAGGGTTTAAACATCGCTGAGTTGTTAACTCTTACTCCAGAGCTTACAGCAACGTATGAATCTACAATTGAAGTAACAACAAAAACTACTACCGAGGTCGCCACAACTACAGCGAAGAATTTTGATGCAGATAGTGAGGGTACATTTATTTCACTATTTGAGTTTAATGTTGGAAACGCAGCCGTTGATCCATCAGAATACACCTTTACAGTAACTTTAAATGATTCTAATGCTCAAGTATCTAAAGCATTAGTAATAGCCGTATCAGGAGACACAGATAATAGTCAATCTGCTGATGTGAGCTTGACTCAATATGGTGATGTGTTCACAACATCAACTGAAATATTTGAAGTTAGTTCTATACCCGGGTTATCAAGCGAGCAAGTAGCTGGTAGTTATACTAATGCTGTTTCAGTAGGTATCGTGTTAGGTAGTGAGATGACAAAAGCTGGTTCAGTTAACGCAAACCGTAACGCAGTATCAACAGACGCTACTACTACACAACAATTAACAACCCAAAAACCTATTATTGGTAACTTTGATGATTTGACTAGACAAAAACGAAAGGTAATAGATGTATATAGTCATGAAGAAGCTAGTAGTGATAGTTTGAATACTCTTTTCACTATCGAGCAAACATTAGCGCAACAAACATATTTTAGTTATGCAATGGGTAATTATGGTTTTGACTTAGTTAGCTGGTATATACTCAAACAGTGGTTAGAAACTCGAGGTAAAATGTTATCAACTCAACGATACTTCAAATTCGATGAGCGCACTCAGCACCTTGTATTAGTGCCAGAACCTAAAACTGGTGAGCGTTTTTATGGTTGTGTAAGTTGTTATGTAGAAAAGCCAATAAGAGATATAATTAAAGAACCGTGGGTGTTTCAATACGCGTTAGCTTTAACTAAAATTACATTAGGTCGAGTTCGCGGTAAGTTTGGCAACGCTCAATTGTTTGGAGGTACAGGTCTAGATACTTCTATTCTTCAAGAAGGTTTACAAGAAAAGAAAGAGCTTGAAGAGATGATGACAACAGGTAGTACTACAGGATTCGGTGACGGAGCTCCTCCAATGTTTTTTGTAGGGTAATGGCTCTTCACAAAAAAGGTGATTTTAAGAAAGGTATATATCGCCCGATATATAAACAAAAGTTTTTAGGTAAAAAATTCCCGCAATATAGAAGCTCGTGGGAACTTCATTTTTTTAAATGGTGTGATTATAATCCCAATGTATTAGAATGGACGAGTGAAGGTATAATAGTACCGTATGTAAGTCCTTTAGATACTAAAACTCATAGATATTTTGTTGATAATAGTTTAGTATTAAATGAACGAGGTAGTAAGCGAAGATACTTAGTAGAGATTAAACCATACAGTCAAACTCAGCGCCCAGTAATGCGTGGTCGTAAGAAACAAAGTACGTTTTTACATGAGCAAGCCACATACGATGTTAATCAAGCGAAATGGAAAGCCGCTAAGCAATGGGCAGATGATCACGGGTATAAGTTCCTTATTTTAACAGAAAGAGAACTATTTAGCGGAAAAAGCGCAAAGAGATAATAAATAATTTATAAGATTATGTCATTTAAGTTACTTGTCGAAAAAACAGACCCGCAAGAGTTTGAGTATATTCTCGAAGAGAAGAATACAAAAGACGCTCCGAGGTTATATATTAAAGGACCATATATGATGGCAGATGGTGTTAACAAAAACAAACGCATATATGATCTTGATAATATGATCGAAGAAGTTGCGCGGTACGAAAAGGAAATGATTAAAAATGACAGGGCAATGGGAGAATTAAATCATCCTACTACAGCTGAAGTAGATCTAGAACGCGCTTGTCATATTGTTACTGAAATGACTCAGGAGGGTAGTACTTTTATTGGTAAAAGCAAAGTATTACAAACTCCATGCGGAGAAATTGTTCGCAAATTAGTTACAGACGGAGTAAGAGTTGGTATGTCTTCAAGAGCTCTTGGTAAAATTGATCAAGAAGGAGAGGTCGGTAAAGTAAGTGAAATGAAACTAGTAGCTATTGATTGTGTTGCTGATCCTTCTTATTCTGACGCTTTTGTTAACGGTATTTTAGAATCAAAACAATGGATTTTAAATAAAGAAGGGGCATTTGAAGAGCACTATGATAAGTTCGAAGATAGCTTAAAGAATTTACCACGTAAAGATGTTAATGATTTCTTAACGGAAAAAATTATTGCGTTTATCCGAAATATATAAGAAAAATAGCGAAAAGAATATAAATAATTAAGATGGACCAAAAACAAGACATCAAAAGTTTTATCTCTAATGTAGTAGATAAAAACTATGCAGCAGCAAACAAAAATTTGCAGTCTGTTGTTAATGCAAAACTCAAAGAGAGGGTTGCAAAAGCTAAAAAGAAAAATTTATTTTAAGATCATGAGCAAGATATCTGATTTATTACAAGAAGTTGGGAAAGACGTTCTTACAGAAGAAAGTCTTGAGCAAATTGAAACAGTCTTTAAAGAGGCTGTAGACCAAAAAGCTGAAGAACGCGCTCAAATCGCGACTGAAGCAGCACTACAAGTACAAGACGACGAACACTCGAAGAAACTTGAAGAGCTCTTGGAAGCAATAGATAAGGATCACGCGAAAAAACTCGAGAAAGTTGTTGAGGCTGTTGACGCCGACAGAACACGTAAACTCAAAAACATTATTCGTAAGTATCAGACATCTCTTAACGAAGAAGCTAATGGCCTCAAAGACACAGTTGTTGAATCTGTTTCAGATTATCTTGACTCATATATTAACGAAGCGATTCCAACTGAGACAATTGAAGAAGCCACCAAGAATCGTCGCGCTATGGAGATCTTAGAACAATTCCGTAAGACATTATCAGTTGATATGGTACTTGCTAATGAATCTATCAGAGA